CTCGTCGCGGGCCGCGCGCAGCTCGGCGTCCGTGAACTGGGTGTAGTCGACCGGCGGTGCCGCGGTCCGGTCGCGTCGGTGCTCGGCACCGAAGGCGCGGGCACGCGCCCGCGTGATCTGGGCTTCCGTGAACCGCGTCGCGGTGGGGAGCATGATCTGATCCTTTACTGTTGATCTAACGGGTGATCAGTGCGGTGGTGCGCAGGCGAGCACGCGCCACGACCAGGGAGCGGCGGGCCACGGTGAGACCGGCTGGTCCGGTCGGGTGATCGTCTTGGTGCTCGGTATCAGCGGGCGCGCCGCGGGCCTCTGAGAACTGGGACCCGGGCACCGCCGCCATCCGCGCGGTGATCTGGCTGACCTCGACGAGGCGCGCCGCGATGATCCGTTCCGGGTCTTCCTCGTCGGTGATCACCGATCGGAACCCGACGGACAGCCCCGGCGCGGACGTGCGGGCCTTGGTGCGGGCATCCCGGCCGTCCCGGGTCTGGTCCCAACGACCCTCGATCCACAGCCCTTCGGCCCGGTCGGATGCGGTGAACGCCCCTACCGGCTCCCACGGGTCGTGCATCCAACACAGCGCATACGGCTCGCCGTCCAGCCCGCCCGCAGCCCAACACCCGGCGGTGAACGTGGTCCCGTAGGCGTCGCGGGTCTCGGTGCGGCAGGCCCAACCACGGAAGTGCGGTTCGCCGTCGGGCACGTCATCACGCAAGTCGAGGTCGGTCAGCGCCACCGCACGGTAGGTCTCGGCCCGCTGGTCGGCCGGGACCTCGGGTCGCTCGGACCGCTCGACGCTAGATCTTGTTGCCATCGGGGTCCCTGCCGTTCCATTCGTAGATCCGGCCCTGCCGGGTGCGTTCCTCCAACGTGCCGGGCCGAAAGTCGGTGACGTCGATGAACTCGCCGGTCTTGAGGTAGCGCCAGGTGCCGAAGGTGCCCAGATTGAGATCGATGTACGGGGGATAGGCCCCAATGAACTCGCCGGTGCGCCCGTCGCACGGGCCGCCGCGCATCTTGATCGCGACGCCCTCGATCACCCCGGCCGGGGGCATCGGCACCCCGCTGGGTACGTGCAGTAGGTGACGGCGGGCGTCGGCCGCGTCGTTCTCGCTCATGGCCCACCCGTCAGCTCGGGGATCGGGATCCCATTGGCGTGTCCGTTGCGCGAGGGCAGCGCGGGCGCGGCCTTGGTCAGCCCGCCGGTGCCGATCGGCGAGCCGCCCTTGTCGCCGCCCAGCGGAATGCCGAGCGCGCTGCGGTACTGCGACAACGTGACGTCGCCGCCCTCCATGGCGTCCTCGCCCATCTCGGCGCGCGCCTCATTGATCGTCACCAGGTCGTTCTGCACAAGCAGCACCAACCGACCCACCCGGGAGTCGTTGGACTCTTGCAGCGCCTCGACGTCGTCCACGTTGAAACGCATCGTGTAGCGCGGATCCGGCTGCGTGACAAGATCGATCTCCGAGGCCACGGTCTGCAGCTTGGGCACGATGGTGTCCGACCACAGCGTGGTGCGCGCCGCGTCCCGGTTCTCATACGTGGTGCCGCCCATCAGGTAGTCCCGGGGCACCCCGAACGCCAACATCACCTCATCCGCGGACCGGACCCGGGTGTCCAGGTAGGACACCTCGGCCGCGGTCAGGGTGATCCGTTCGTAGCGGGCCGGGATCGGGCCGGACAGCACCAGGTGTCGCCCGGCGTCCTCGGGACGTTCGTGCCGAGCCGCCAGCTGCGCCCGGATGCTCTTATGCGTTTCCTCGTCCACGTCGCCGAGGTAGACCACGCCGCCGGGCGCGCCGCCGCGCGCGAGTGAGCTGGTCTGATACCGCCGCGCGTAGTCGTCCAGTTCGAGGGCAAACGTGGCCGCCCGCAGTGGCGGCAGGCACGTCCAGATGTAATCGGGGTCCGGGTAGCGCAGCCATAGCATTTCCTCGGGCAGCACCACGCCGCTGCGCCCCCCGGCGGCCGACACGGTGTACCCGATCAGTTCGTCGCCGCGGTCGGCCTGGGTGTTGTCGATGATCGGGACGACACCCCAGGCGGAGTCGAGCAGGTGTAGCCCGGCCACCTCGCCGAGCCCGGTCTCACCGCGATCGAGCAGCACGAACGCCTGCCCGTGCACCTCCAGGCGCAGCCAGGCGATCTCGCGCAGCATGCGCGCGCTCATGTAGTCGTTCGGCGCGTGATTCCACAGCTCGCACACCCGGTCCGGGACGACCTCGCCGGACTCCTCGTCGATCATCTCCATCGGGCAGGTGGCCGCGTTGCTGGCGATCGAGACAATGCACCGGTAGGCCACCGCGGACGCACGCCAGTCCGCGCCGTATTGGCCGTACCACTGGTACAGCCCGTCGATGCCCATGGTGACGTGCAGCCCGTCGGGCCCGACATGTGACGGCACCCCGACCGCGAACCCGTCAGGGGGAGCACTGCGCCGCCCGAGGGGCGCCGTCATGATCGTGTTCGCGAGGTCAGCAACCGCGCCGCCGAGCCAGGCTCGCCAGGTAGCCGCCACAGTCCGGGGATCTTACGCGCAGCGTTTACACGCCCGATAGGTCTAGGTCATCTCGGGTTACTCGTCGGTGTCCTCGTCGGACGTCGACTCGGGCGGGTCAAGATCGAACAGCGCGCACAGGCACACGTTCCCGTCGCCACCCCAGTACGGGCACATCTCCTGTCCGCACCTCATGCCACGTCGGCCCGCCCGCGCCGCCGCAGGAACAAGTGCGAGGCCACCCACACCATGGCGTCCAACCGGTCCGGCGAGTCCTGCCCCGGCGTCCAGGTGGCCAGCTGATCCTCTAGCTCGACGAACATCCCGGCCAGCCACCACAGCCCGCGTTCGGCCAGCGTGGCGATCGGCTCGGCCCGGGTGCGCTTGCCCTTGGACGCGGTCACCGGCCGGATCATCAGCCCGCGCGGCACCGGTTCGCCGTTGCGTTTCATGTCCGTCATGACCATGTCCAGAGTGGACCGGACCATATCCCAGCCGTTATTTTGCTCGGCCACGATGTAGCCGCAGTTCCACTTGATCGCCGCGCCGATGGCGATGCGCGCCCACTGCGCGGGGGAGTAGTGCCCGGACAGGTCGTCGAGCACGAACCCCTCGTCGTCGAGGCGCCCGGCCACGATGATCCCGGTTTCGGCGCTGACCCGCTTCCCCGACTTTTGCTTACCGGCCGGGTCGATGCCGATCGCGCGTTCCATCTCGACCACGTACGGGGCGACCAGATCCGGGGTGGCGCGCTGCCGCTCGATGAGCCGCCGGGTCCACAACGCACCCTCGGCCTCGTCGAGGTAGCGGCCCATCAATTCCTGATCGGCGAGGCTGGTGCCCTCATACTTGCGCAGCACGTTGTCCAGGAACACCGGCGCCAGGTTGGCCAGATTCTCATACGTGGTGCCGGTGGTCAGCACCGTCTTGGGATCGATGAGGATCTTGCGCAGCTCGGGGTGCGGCTGCGGGGTCGTGGTGATCACGCATCGCGGGTGGTTGCCCAGCCGCATGCCGAGGCGGTAGTTCGAGATGACCAGATCGAGCGCGTAGAACGTGGCCAGCTCATCGACCCACCCGGTGTGATGCTGCGGGCCGCGTAACGAGTCCGGCTCTTCGGACGAATAGCAGAACGCCACCCCGCCGTTGTCGAACTCGACGCGTGCCTTGCTGGGCAGGTAGTTGGGCCGCTCGCTACGCCGGTAGCAGCGCAGCAACCCGGACTCGCCCTCGATCATGGTGTCGCGCACGTCCTTGGCGGTGCGCCCGATCAGCGCGGCGCGGTGCCCGGCGCCGATGTGCGTGTTGCGCCACTTGATGAACTCCGCGCCGGTGCGGGTCTTGCCCCACCCGCGCCCCGCCATGATCATCCATTCAAACCATGGGTCGGTGTACTGGGTCCGGCCGCCGAGCCGGTCGGACACCCACCGGGCCGCGTCCGGCGGGGGCAGCTGATTCCACCGGGCGTGTCGCACCGGGTAGCCCGGCCCGTCGTCCTGCACCGGGCCGTGCGGTTCGCCGTCG